TAGGTATCACCGATGTTTAGTGTCAGAGAATATCTTAATGAAACAAGATCTTTGCAACTGGACAGAACGAGAAGTAAGACGAATTCCAAATCTAGGCGTAAAAGGATTGCAATTTGTTAAAGAGGCAATGGTGTTGCATGGTCTTAAATTTAAGGGACAAGAATGAATCAGCCGTACATAAACATTGAGCAAGGGTCGAACGAATGGAAAGTTGCTCGTTTGGGTCATGTGACTGCCAGCAACATGGCTGACGTTATGTCTAAAGGCAAGGGGTCTGCTGAGGCGATAGGGCGTTATAAATACAAGGTCCGACTGGTGGCTGAGAGGCTCACACAGACTGCGGCTGAGTCGTTTACAAATGCCGCTATGGAGTGGGGCGTTGAGCATGAGCAGTTTGCCGCTATGGAGTACGAGGCGGCAATGAATGTGTTTACTGACAAGACTGGATTCTGGTTACACCCTGAGATTAAATGGCTCGGAGTGTCGCCAGACCGCCTGGTCGGTCAGGAGGGTCTCATTGAAGTCAAATGCCCTAACACTACGACACATCTTGGTTATTTGTTCGAAAACAAAATCCCTACGGACTATTACAAACAGATTCAATGTCAATTGTGGGTCACGGGTCGCCAATGGTGCGATTTCGTGTCCTACGACCCACGACTGCCCAAGCGCAATCAATTGCTGATTGTGCGGACAGAACGAGATGAAAGTCTCATCAAAGAGATGGAAACCGAAACGGTAAAGTTTTTGGGCGAAATCAATCAATTAATCATCAAACTTGAAGGATAAACATGGCGGTCAATAAATTCATAGGCATTGGCAATTTGGGCAAAGAACCCGAAATGCGATTCATGCCGGACGGCAAAGCGGTTTGCAATTTCAGCATCGCAATCAGCGAAAAATACAAAGACAAATCGGGCGAAGCCAAAGAAGTAACCGAATGGGTCAACGTTGCGTTGTTTGGCAAATTGGCTGAAATCGCGGGCGAATACTTGAAAAAAGGTTCAAAAGTTTACATCGAAGGAAAAATGAAAACCGAAAAATATTCCAAAGATGGTGTCGACCGATACACGACAAAAATCATTGGCGAGAAAATGGAAATGCTGTCAAGCAAAGGTGAAGTCGAAAGCAAGCCAAAAGCCAAAGCCGAGCCAGCAGGGTTTGAAGATATGGACTATGACATTCCATTCTGATTAGAATGGGTTGAAGTTGCCATTTGGGGGGTGTCGAAAGATGCTCCCCTTTTTTTGTATCCCCATGCCGCACCCGCATTACCAGTTTTTACAATTTGGTCTGAGGGCAAAATGTTTGGTCATTGTTCTGAATCATGGTAAATGCTTCATTTTGTAAAAAAGTGTTGTATTTTCAACAGATTTGCATTTTTTTTGCCAGAAACGCCAGAAACGCGGCTTTTGGATATAATACTAATCATGACGAAACGTCATACATTAATCATCTTAAAAGGAACGAATCATGAAAAGCACAGCATGGAAAAAAGACTATTTAATCGTTTTATTTAGCGATTACGACAACACATGGCGCGATGTAACCATTCCTTGCACATTTATGCAAGCAATCCGATTTGCACGTGCCAAACGTTGGCGCATTGACAGCAACAATGTTCGTTTGGTTACATTGGCAGAATTTGCAACACTTCCACAAGCCAAGGTGAAAGCATGAAACATATTAAACAATTTGCAATTTGGGTCGCTGAAGGCCTAATTGGCTTGGCGTTAATCGTTGCTGGCGCTTTTTTCTTGGTCGAATATATGGCTGGATGTGGTGAGCATTACATCGACAGCAAAGGCGTTAGCCACGCCAATCAATGTGTTTTTATCAATCGTTAATCATCAAAAGGAAATTTAATCATGGCACACGAACTCACTATCCGCGCTGACGGCTACACCGAAATGGCTTTTGTTGGCGCCACACCTTGGCACGGCTTGGGTCAAGCATTAGACCAAAATGCCACAATTGAACAATGGCGCGTAGCCGCTGGAATGGATTGGAGCATTGAAAAATCGCCTGTTTGTTATATGCCCCACGGCTTTTATGGCGACGTTTCAAATTTTCCCAAACAAAACGTTTTGTATCGTAGCGACAATTACGAGCCTTTGTCTGTCGTTTCAGACCGTTATCAAGTCGTTCAACCCGCAGAAGTGTTGGAATTTTTCCGTGATTTGGTCGAACAATCGGGTTTTCGCTTGCATACAGCCGGCACATTGTTTGGTGGTAAGCGTTTGTGGGCATTAGCCGAAACGGGCAAATTTGGCGAGGTCACACAAGGCGATGGAATCGGTGGTTTTTTGTTGTTGTCCACGTCAGCAGACAAATCATTAGCAACCACAGCACGATTCACCAGCGTGCGCGTGGTGTGTAACAACACATTGTCTTTGTCCCTGCAAAACAGTGCGCATAGCGTGTCATTTACGCACGCCCGTAAATTCGACCATGAATTGATGAAGTCAAAATTAGGCGTTGCTGTTGCATCGTTTGACAGTTTCATGGAAATGGCAAAACATTTGGAACGCCAACGTATTACAACCGCACAAGCGGATAATTTCATCAAACGTATTTTGTTTACGGCTGATCAATTGCAAAACACCGATTTAAATTTGGAAAAAAATCGCCCGTACAACAAAATTTTGGATTTGTTCAAAGGCGAAGCCAAAGGCGCGGACATTGTTGGCGACACCAAATGGGCATTGCTTAATTCCGTGACGGAATATTTTGACCACCATCATCCATCGCGTACAAACGATGCACGATTGAACAATGCATGGTTTGGCAATGGCGACACAATCAAAAACCGTGCTGTTGCTGTGCTAACATCTTGACAGATATTATGTGTTTGCTATTATCCTCGTCATCTAATACATGAAGGGGATATATGGCAAACGCGGCAACAAAGGTGCGTGATTTATTTAAATTGACACAGCGACCAATGACATTGACGGAAATCAGGAAAAGCCAACCTGATTTAAAAGCCAGTCAAATATCAATGGCGCTGTGTTATTTGATGCGGCAACGATACATGACACGCGAAGCAATTAAAAACGAACACGCGCGTGGACGCAAAACAGTTTGGTTGTACACATATTACAATCAGAAAATGCCAATCGTTCATACGTTTCAAGCCGATGTGTCGTGATTGCGATTATGCAAAAACAAAGCAACATCATGGCGGTTATACGTTTACGTGTTTTGGTTGTCGTGAGCGTTTGCTGTTAAACGAGCCATGCAAATTGATGCGTGAAACGTTGTCCAAAATGTTGCGTAAATGGGGCGATGTGCCCGAATGGAAAATTGAGCCGAATTGTGGTTGCATCAAATCATGCAAACGCAGACAATATCAAAAAGGTTAAATCATGCCAATCAGCAAAAAATCCGACGGGTGGTATTGGGGCAGTAAAGGTCCTTTTGACACCAAACAAAAAGCAATTCAAGTGGGTCAAGCGGCTCACGCATCAGGTTACAAGGAAACCACCATGGACGCAATTGTTGGCACGTTTATTAGCACGTTGTTGCATTCCGCAACGCTTACTCATTTGATGCATTTCAAATCCACATCGTATAGCCAGCACGTTGCCTTGGCGGCATATTACGATGCAATACCCGAATTGGTTGATGGTTTGGTTGAATCAATCCAAGGCGCGTATGAGCAAATCATTGAGCCATATCCATCAATGTTTGGCAACGGCAATGGTGACGACCCATTGGCATACATGGTTAGCCTACGCAATTACGTGCGCGATTATCGTGGGCAAATGCCACAAGACAGCGAAATACAAAACGAAATTGACACGATTTCCACATTGTTAAATCAAACGGTGTACAAATTGAAATTTTTGAAATGACACGAAAGCACAATACATGACAAAATTAGCAATCAAATATAAAAAACCAGCCGAACTCGTTGTCTACGCAAACAATTCCCGCACACACAGCGACACACAAGTTGCTCAATTGGTGGCAAGTTTGCAGGAATTTGGCTTTACCAATCCCATATTGATTGACGCAACAAACGGAATCATTGCGGGTCATGGTCGTTTACGTGCGGCTATTGAATTGGGTTATGAGACCGTTCCAACCATTGAATTAAGCAATTTAACGGATGAGCAACGTCGTGCTTACATCATTGCTGACAACAAATTGGCATTAAATGCGGGTTGGGACAATGAATTGCTGGCGTTTGAATTGCAACATTTACAAGACGTGGGCTTTGATTTGGAATTGACGGGCTTTAATGCCGATGATTTAAAAGCGTTGACGCTTGAAAACCCCGACATTGACGAAGATTTTAAAGAGCCATCCGATGAAAGCCGCAACACATTGTTGATTGAATGTACGGGTGAGCGTGAATTGGAAACGCTTTATGAAGAGATGCAAAAGCGGGGCTTTCAATGCAAAATTTTGAGTTAACTCTTGCATCGCCCGTTTCCAAATCGTTTCGTGCAATCAAAGCGGCAAACAGCCTTGACATTGATGCCGATAAAAAATCAACGCATCATTTCCACGTAAAAGCCGATATACAAAGCCCATTTAACATTGGGTTGATTGTTGGCGCGTCAGGTAGCGGTAAGACAACGCTTGCCAAGCATATATGGGGTGACAAATGTTTCAACGAAATATTAGACCCACAAAAACCCATCATTGAACAATTCCCCGAATCCATGTCATACGACCAATGCGCGGAAATGCTTTGTGGCGTTGGCTTAACAAGCGTGCCATGTTGGATACGCCCAGCATATACGTTGTCCAATGGTCAAAAGGCACGTGCGGAATGTGCGTTACAAATGGCGCGTGAAGATGATTTGATGATTGTCATTGACGAATGGACAAGCGTTGTCGATAGAACCGTTGCCAAGGTAATGAGCCATTGCATACAAAAACACGCACGCAAAACAGGCAAGCGCATTGTGTTGTTGTCATGTCATTACGATGTTGTTGAATGGTTGAACCCTGATTGGGTAATTGACGCTAATAAACAGACGTATAACGACCGGAGGTCACTTTGGCGGGACTTTAAACGAACAGAAAAACTCACATTCAACGTTTACGAGACCGATAGGCACTCATGGCGATACTTTAGCCGTTATCACTATTTGAGCGAAAACCTCGCGGGTGGCAAACAATTGTTTTACGGCTTATGGGATGGGCAAAATCAAATCGGGTTTGTTGCTTTTTCCAATTACGTGCCACATCGTGCCGGCACAAAGATGCAATTACATTTCAATCGTCTCGTAATACATCCCGATTATTGTGGATTTGGTTTGGGCATACATTTTCTGAACAAATGCGCACAAATCGTCAATGATAAAGATTACGAAATCATGGGTAAGTTTTCAAGCATACCCGTGTATAACGCTTTGAGGCGCGACCCCAAATGGCGATTAAATGCTGTCATGCGTCAACACAAGATAAGCGTTGGTGGCAACATGAAGCGTAAAGAAGGCTTTAGGAAAGACGTGAAAGCATGGTCGTTCAAATATGCCAACAGCACCACACAATAGCAAATGCGCACAATTAGGATGTCATAACCCCAAATCAAAGTTAAACGGCTATTGCTTGGATCATGGTGGGTTGAATCAGCGCGTGTTCAATCAAAAGCATAACAACACCAAACAACGTAAAGATTTCAATGCCAAATACAACACACGTCAATGGCAGACGTTAAGGCAGATACAACTCAGTAAAAACCCTATATGCGCAGGGTGCTATGCAGATGGCATCGTAACAGCCGCCTCAATCGTTGACCACTTATTCCCATGGTCACAAATAAGCGAACAAGCATTTTTTATCAATCGCTTTCAAAGCCTGTGTGCATCGCATCATGCTGAAAAGACCCAATTAGAACAACACGGCATATATAGGGCATACGGCAACCCATGTGTTGATTACAATAGGGGCGACTACAGTCGTGTTTTGGGCGTAAACGACCCGAATTGTCGAGAAACTTAAAAAGTCGTGACACCAAAAGAGCAACGCGCGATATGCAATCGTGTGCAATGTAATTTGACGGATGGGGGAGTAATACATTAATATCCGCTCCATGAACAAAAAACCACCCGAACTCCACTTGGTCGATGGAACCACCCCACGCAAGGGGATGCCCACCGCGTTGCCCGACAATTTAAAGAAAAGAATCCCAAAAGCCGAATGGGTGGACAACCCTGATGCTTGGGACAAAGTGCGGTTTATTGAGGAAACCGCAGATTTTCTGTACAACGTTTACGGCATTGGCAACGACCAAGACAAGCACACGCTTGCCATGTTGGCTGACCACATAGACGTTTATGTGAAATGCACCGCGGCAATAAAAAAGGGCGGCATTATTTCCACGTTCAATGGTGGCGCGACTGTGGGTCCAAATCCATATTTGTCCGTGCGCAATAAAACGATGACGCTCATAATCCAAATCATGAATGAACTAGGGTTAACCCCACGCAGTCGATTGTCTGCTGGCAAATCAGAGGACGACAGCCCCGTTGCTCAATTCCTTAAAGGTCCATTTGCCAAATGAATTATCAAGACGGGATTGCCTACGCGCACGCGGTTGCCAAGGGTGAGATTAACGTCTGCAATGACGTGCGACTTGCTTGTCAGCGATTTATTAACCAACTGGAAAACAAAGAGTGGGGTTGGGTGTTTGACAGTCGCGCCCCAGATCATGTGTTGCAATTTGCGGCTACGTTGCGACACACCAAAGGACCACAAGCGGGAGAAAGCGTCGTTCTTGAACCGTTCCAAATATTATTGATTTGCGCAATATACGGTTTTAGAAGCAAAAAAGACATTTCCAAGCGCATGGTCACGGATGTGATTTTGTTCATTCCGCGCAAGGCGGGTAAATCGACCTTGACCGCGGTCTTGACGCTATACGAATTGCTTTTTGGGGAAGCAGGACCCGAGGTGTTCACATTGGCGACCAATCGGGAACAGGCAACAATTGTGTTTGATGCCGCCAAAGGTTTCATTGAATCCATGCCCCGTGAATTGGCAGAATTGTTTAACCCAAGCAAATACACGATTGGAAAAAAAGGCGATTCGCAATCCATGTTTAAAGCGTTGAGCCGAGATACCAAGAAATCAGGTGACGGTAAAAACCCGTCTGCCGTTGTCGTTGACGAAGCCGCACAGATTACAGACCGCAACGCAATTGAGGTGTTGCACTCGGGTATGGTGGCTAGACAAAATCCGCTACGCGTGTATATTACTACTGCCTCGTTCACGAAGGACACAAAGTTTTATGAGGACTTGTCCATGTATCAGTCGATGCTTCGTGGCGAGGCAACTGACAACCCCCGATGGTTTGGCTTGATGTATGGGTTAGACCTTGGCGATGATTGGCGTGACCCTGTTAATTGGGCAAAAGCCAACCCAATGCACGGCATTTCGGTGTTTGAAGACGCCATTGCCGCACGCGCAGAAGAAGCCAAACACAAGCCAGCCGCGCTCAATGAATTCCTTTGTAAAACGTTGAACGTTTGGGTTTCGGCAAATGCCGCATGGCTTGACAGGCAACATTGGGACGACCCCGCGTGCGCAATTGTGCCCCGCAAAGAAGAACCCGAAGCCGTGTTCATTGGATTTGACTTGGCGGCTACACGAGATTTAAATGCCGTGTGTACGCTTAAGCGATATGGCGAATTGGATTACGAAGCCGAATGGCAATTCTTTTTGCCCGAAGATTCGCTTGCATTTATTCCAAAACATTATTTGGACATTTTCCAAGTTGCAATTTCCACGGGTATTTTGAAATTAACCGAAGGAAACGTGATGGACGACCGCGAGATAAGCGAATACATCATTAATCAACAATGCCAAAAGTACAACGTCAAAGAAGTTGGGTACGACGCTTACAATGCCGCCAGTTTGGTTGCGCGTTTGCATGATGCGGGAATTCCGGTCAAAAAAGTTGGGCAAGGCATGGCTGTGTTGAACAACCCAAGCAAATACATTGAAAAATTAATCCTCAACAAGCAAATCAAGCACGATGGCAACCCGTTTATTGGTTGGCAATTAGGCAATTGCGAGTGCTACACGGATATAAACGGCAATATCAAAGTTCGCAAGAACGAAGCCGACAAAGCCGCAAAGGTTGATGGAATAATATCTATGATTATTGCGGCTCATTGTTCGTTGGACAATCCTTTTGTAAGCGATAGTTTTGGATTTCGTTCGTTTTAATGTAGGATTGCGGAAATTTAGGAGAAAAGCATGGGCATTTTCGATGTTTTCGCCAAGAAAAAAGGCGTTCAAAACGAGTCAAACACGGTGCTTGGACAGTTGCAATTGGGCAACCAAGTCATCATGGGGCAAAATAAACAACAGCCCTCCCAGCAATTATTGTATGTAACGACGTCTAGCACCACGACTGCGGGTCGTGTGTTGGATATGTCAGCATTGACGCGCAATTCAACCGTTATGGGTTGCGTAGGCGTTAAAGCACGCGCATTGTCGCAATGCGGTATTGCTATTATGTCCAAGAACGAAGATGGCTCATTTACCGATGCGGTGCTTGACCCTAACGTTGGCGCACGTGATAAAGCCAAAGCAAAACAAGTTTTGAATTTGCTCCAATCGCCAAACAATTTCCAAAGCCAATATGAGTTTTGGTATCAATGGATGATGTGGCAAGACCTTGCCGGTGAATCGTTCACCCTGTGGTGGCGTAAAGACCAAAAAGACCCTGTGCAAACTCCAATTGAAATGTTCAATTTGGATGCGACGCTGATTACCGTCCGATTGACAACAGGCAATTATCCCGCTTATGTGTTGAGTTCGCCTTCATACGGATTCAGCAAAGACACGCCATTGTCAGCGCATCAGGTAATGCACGTCAAAGAAGCCGCTTGGCAAGGTTCGTCAGGTTTTAATAAAGGCATTTTGGCAACCGAATTGATTGCGCTTGACCAAGACATTGATATTTATGCCAATTTCATTATGCAGAACGGTGCAAAACCATCTGGCATATTTAAGACCGACCAAGTAATTCCTGATGCCAAGTACAAGGAAATTGCCGCACGTATCAAGGAAACTTGGAACCAAATGACGGGCAGTCGTGCAACCGACCCAAGCAAATCGGGTCAAGGTATGTTGCTTGACCAAGGCATGACGTATGAGAGCATCAAGATGCTTAACTTGCAAGATGCTGACGCGGCTAATTTAAAAATCCAAACCATGAAGCGTATTTGCGGTTTGTTTGGTGTGCCCCCAGCAATGTTAGGTATTGCCGACGGAAAATATAATAATACTCAAACCATGTTGGATGAGTTTTATAAAACCGTGATGTATCCAACCATCATTAGCCTTGAGCAAAAATTAAAACAGCAATTGTTTAAAGGTTACCCAAATCTGTGCGTTCGTTTTGACACCAAAGATTTCCTGAAAGGCGCACCGCTTGACCAAATGAATTTTGTGACTGCGGCTGTTAAATCTGGCATCATGACGCCCAACGAGGCACGCCAATATTTAAATATGGCAACCATCGAAGGCGGTGATGAACTACAATCCGGTGGCTCGTCACATGAGCCTATTGCTGGCACATCTCCCCAAGATACAGGCGGGGGCGGTGGCAGTCAAAAGCGTAAGATGAATATTGGAACAACATGATTGCAAAAATACTTGCAATTTTGGCTTCACAAATTAAACCGAGTAATGTTACACTCGCCACAATAGAGAAGCCCCACAAGATAAGAGACGACAACCAATCTATCCACAATGGGGTGATAAATGAAGAATTACACGCTAATTTGCGAAGCGCAAGTCCAACTGGCGACAGGCGCAAACGAAGCACAGAATCCATCCGGCATGATGGAAGCCCGAGTGACAACTTGGGGCGCTAGGGAAGGCGCAGACGGACGCAAGTTCAACTATCAACCCGAAGGTTTCATGGAATGGGCTAAAGAGTTCAATTCTGGCGACAAACCTTTGCCAATGTTCCTTAATCACAATGACCTCGGTATGCCAATGGGCGAGTGGAACTCATTTGAGTTTGACGAAACAGGCATGACAGCAAAAGGTCGTTTGTACACCAACACCGTGGGTGGCAACGATTTGTACCAAATTCTGAAAGAATCACCAAAGATGTTTGGCGGTGTTTCTGTCGGTGCGTATGCAGAAGAAGCCCGTTGGGTCAATCAAGAAGGCGTGCCATTGGTCAGCGGTGACGATGATGACGAATCGTATTTCCAAATCACAAAAGGCGGCTTGCGCGAAGTGTCTGTCGTGATGTACCCAAACAATCCTAATGCAGAAATTCATAAACTGGAAGCCTTTGACGCTGAAGGTCACGTGAATCCACGAGTTTTGGAAAAGGCTTTGCGTGATGCTGGCCTCAACAAAAAGGATGCGACCACCGCATCTAGTATCTTCAAACGTGTATTGGAACAGCGTGATGCCCCAAAACCCGTTGAAGTAACCCCAACTCAGAGTGAGTCTGATGCGGTGGTAAACGAAGCCGACGCATTGCTTGCCGCTTTTGAAGCGCGTGAGTTGGCAAAGGCACTTGAAAAACGTATTTAAAGGAAATTATCATGTCTATGGATAAAGTACTGGAAAAAGTTGACGCAATCGCTGTGTCCAACGAAGCCAAAATTGATGCTGTAAAAAGCGAAGTCGCAACCACCGTGGAATCCGCAAAAGCCGAGTTGACTGAAAAGTTTGCCGCTTTGGAAGCCAAAGTGTCTGCCATTCAAATCCCCGAAATCATCCGCACACCTGCTAAAACAGTTCGTGGCGATGTTAACCGTCGCGTTAAAGAGCAACTCGCTTCTTTCGCCAAGGGTAGCAATCGCGTTCACACAGAATTGAAACTTTGGGAATCTGATGACCAACATTCTGCCTATTTGACAGAAGCCTCAACTTTGACTGGTTCTGGCGCTGGCATCGGTGGTCGTACTGCTTATGACCCCGTGTTCCACAAACTGCGTTTGCTTAACCCAATGCGCGGTGTGTCACGTAACGTTGCTACCGATGGTTCTACATACCAATTTAGAGCAAAAACCGGCAACGCGGGAGCCGCTTGGGGTTATGCAATCCAGAACAACGGTTCTGCTACAACCGAAGCAACCAGCATCTGGCAATTGAATTTGCAAGACATCAACGTTCAGTTCCCAATCCGTACTGCGGCTTTGGACGACATTGATGGTTTGGAAGCAAACGTCGTGGACGATATGCTCCAAGAATTCAGTCAGCAAGAAGGCCTCTCGATGATTTTGAATAACGACCAATCAGGTTCGACTACTACCGCATACGGTGGCACGTCTGGTCTGCGTGGTTTGAATTCTTATCCCGGTTCAAACAGCACCTACACCGGTGGCACAATTTCTGCCGCGGCTTTCGGTTCTTCTGGTACAGCATCTACCGATGGCTTGCACAGCATCGCTACATACGACCAAACCACCACCAACGGTTTTGCTTCTGCAAATAACGTGAAGTACATTGACATTATTCAATTCATTCACAATTTGCCACAGCAATACTGGTCTGCAAGCAATTGCTTTGTTATCAACCCAATCATGCTTGCTGGCATCCGTGGTTTGGTCGACAACAACGGCACGCCTGTGTTTGAGCGTATGTCTCCTCTGGTGTATGACGGTATCGTTGGTAAGTTGTTGGGCTTTGACGTGTATGTGAACTCATACTGCTCTGCTCCTACATCTGCTGGTGGTTCTGCCGGTACAACCTCACTGTTCCCAATGTATTTCGGAGATTTTTCTCGCGGACATACAATCGTGGACAGATTGAGCATGACTCTGCGTCGCTACGAACAGACCGCCCCCGGATTTATTACCTTCTTTGGCGAAAAACGCCTTTGCTCAAGCGTGGTAGATCCCAATGCAATTATCCGTTATCGCTCCACAGCGACAGGCGCTTAATTAGCAAAAAGAATGATGGGGGGCTTCGGCTCCCCGTCTTTTAATTTTTAAGGAATTATCAAAATGAGTGCAAACCAAAAAATCCTAGACGGTATCAAAAAAGCCATTAAAGAAGGCGGCAAAGTCAACATTGATTTGCGCGAGGCGTCAACGCTTACAGGGTCTGGTGATGGCATTGGTGGTCGTACTTATTTTGATGATGCTTTCACAGCGTTGCGTTATGCAAACCCTTTCCGTAAGGTTGCACGCAACATTAAATCGCCCAATTCATCTGCGGTGCAATTTGTTGCCAAGACGGGTAATGCGACTGGTGCTAATCCTTGGAATCCCAATGCAACGCCTGACACGGGTTCACCAAACACCGCTACCGCGTACTGGGTCATGCCTACGCGCATCATTAATGCACAATTGCCCATTCGTATGGCGGCATTGGATGACATTAACGGTTTGCAAGACGCAGTTTTAAAAGATTTGGCTCTGGAATTTAGCCAACAAGAAGCCGCGTCAATGGGCAATAACAATGACCAATCAGGTTCAACCACTACGACAACTGGTGGCACATACGGCTTGCGCGGTTTGAATGTGTACGCTAGTGGTTCAGCCGCGTTTGGCACAAGCGGTACAGCAATTACAAACGGCATCCACACAATTGCAAACGTCAATTTCACAACTGGCGCGTTGGAACACGAAACATTGACAGCCATGGCAAGCGCGTTGCCCGGTCAATATTGGGATGGCGCGGCATGGATGATGACACCAGCGGCTATTCTTGCTTTGCGCAATTACGTGCATGGTTCTCCAAGTCAATCAAGTTATGCGTTTATTGAAAATGGCGCAGACAATGCTGGTTCTTTGACACACGTGTTTGGTTTTCCCGTAATTGTCAACCCATATTTGTCTGCCACAAACCCCGTGTATTTGGCAAATTGGGAACGTTTCATGACCATTGCTGACGTGGAAGAATTTAGCGTTCAAGTGTTTGAACAGACCGCTCCCGGTTTTGTGACCCTGTACGCTGAGAAACGTCTTGCAAGTACCGTGCTTGACCCGTTTGCTGGCGTTCGTGCTACTGCAACCTAAGGGGCAATAAATGGCAGTTGAGAACCAAACACTCGCGCCTTTTTATTCCAATCAACGGAATCCGTACAACTACGCCAAATTTGAGCAAGTTTCACGGGACGTTTCCACGCATTGGTTGACGTTGGACGAAATCACCAATCAGTTAAATCTGTTTGATGACGAAAGCCAAGACACATACGTGCAATCGCTTGAATTGGCTACACGCATGGCAATCGAGGATTACCTTGGCGCGGCTATTCTTCCAATTACATGGAAAGTGTATTACACCAATTTTGGGCTGTACAACACCTCCGTGTATTTGGATTTGCCCGAGGTGCAATACCCAAACCAAACCGGTCAAACGGCAAGCATTGTCATTAATGAGGTGGCGTTTTATTCCACGTCCAATGTCACGCCTGTCGTCATTGACCCAAGCCAATATTCATACGACCCAACTGGCAATCGTGTAATACTTAACACCATTCCAAACACGTTGAATCAAGAAGTGGCGAATCCAATCATGGTGACGTACACGCAAAATTCTGCATTTTTGGCGACGTACCCCGTCATTAAACAAGCGGGTTTGATGTTGTTGACACACATCTACAACAATCGTTCCAACACGTCAGACACGTTGTTGCGCGAAATCCCGTTTGGTGTTGCCACCTTGCTTCGTCCTTACAAACCATTGGTGATGTGATATGGCAATTGCACGGTTTGAGAACATTACTGTTAATCAACTGACCTTCGGGAGCAGTTCGTTTGGCGAGCAATCAACCACGATTACCAAGTGGTTTGACACTCGCGCGCGTGTTCATTCCGTCAACAACCATGTTCGCATCTCAGAAAAATACAGGGTTTATTCCGACATTGTGGAATTTACTTTGAATTACACGCCCAACACAAAGGCAATCGTGGACAGTCAGAATCTGTATTCAATTAAATGGAAAAATTTTGATTGGCGCGTGGACAGCGTGCGTGAATCTGACGACCGCATGACGGTTAAATTTATGTGTGTGCGTAACGACCCCGTGGTGGCTGTATGACGACACAAATGAACGTTGTTAATTACGGCAAGGCAATTCAATACCAATTGTCGCAAATCGTCACGCCCGTTCCTGTGTACGCGGCTTTTAATCGTAATTTTGCAACACAGCCAAAATTTATTACATGGATGCTTCGCAACGTCCATCAAGAAGTTTATACCGGTACATATCAATCGGTAAAAGGCATTGACCGCCCTGTTTTTCAAATAAGCATTTTCACGCAACAGATTGAAGATGGTTTCACAATTTCAAATCAGGTACTACAATCGCTACACGGTTATAGCGGTGTGCTGGGTGATATTGCAAATGGTGGTTTTTATATCGCCAAGGCGGATTGCCAATGGTTGTACAACAGTTATGACAACGAAAATAAATTGGCGCAAATCTTCATTGATTGCACAATAGATATTCCAACATAAGACACGATTTTTTCAACTCTTTAAAGGAAACTCAAATGGCTTTACCAACCAAAATTTTGCCCGGTTTTAGCGCAACACTGTACGCGCAACCCAGCGCAACTCCCACCGCGTTGACCGTTTCGGCTTTGTCAACATACGCAACTGTTTCTGCCTTGGCAATCTCTGGCAACTTAGTTCCTGTTGAAGCCATCCCTCCATTCGGTCAAGATGATGCCGTGGCATCTTTCTCCGTTGCTGGTTCACGCCAGTCGGACAAGATTCCCGTGCAGTCTGCTCCCACAAGCATGACCATTACAGCCGCATGGAACCCAAGCGACACCGTGTTGTTGTTGTTGCGTGGTGACGCGTACAACGGCACGATTGACCGTACCTTTGTTATCTCTGCAACCGATGGTACTGGCATCGTTAACTACGCGTTTAACGGTCGTGTGAGCCAATGGACAATTGATTCAGCCCCCGGTGCTGAAGCCAAGGTGACATTCACCATCCATCCACGTGGCAATCAATACGGCTGGTCTGCCAGCGCCTAATCATGGCACTTAAAGACGCTGTCGATATATTGAGTAGCACCTACTTGCCCTTTGACCTCATGGTCAGGGGCATGGAATTGGATGCAAAAGAAGTGGCTGATGCTTTGGCAAAGGCTACACCCGACACGGAAGAAGAAACCGTGTTGCTATTTTTGGCTTCACGTTTTCCATACGTAGCGCCTAAAACAACCAAAGAATAAAATATGACCACGACAATAAAAGACAGTAACGACCTTTTGGGTTTCCTAGTAAGCCAAGCCGAATCTCGCAAGGATTGGTTTGGCTTTTCTCAACAACGCATGACTGCGGTTACGCTTGCGCATCAAATCGCGCAAAATCATGCGGACAAGATGACACCGGAAGAAGTCGTTAATTACGCGTTACAAGTCAATCATCTAATATTCCACAAAATAATCAAGGCGGCTTAAACCATGAAGGCATCTTTCAAAATTGATGGTTTGAAAGAAGTCTTAGCCGCTTTTGAAGATTTGGCAGATGAAATTGGCGATAAAAAAGCCACGGGCAAAGTGCTTGTTCCCGCTGTACGCGAGGCAATGCAACCCGTTTTGGCACAAGCCGTAGCACGCGCACCCGTCAACACAGGCGGTTTAAGATTGTCTTTGCAAGTCGAAGCACGACGACCAACCAAACGCGACAGACGTTCAAAATATATTACGCAAACCGATACTGTCATTGGTGCTGTAACAACGGCATCAGGCAAAAAACTTGCTCAAATGAGTGAGGGCAAAGGTTTATTGCGTGCAAAGAAACGTCTTGCCAGCATGGAAACCGACGCGCACGTAGGTGCATATCGCGCAAAGAATTTCCAAGGAATCACAAGCGACGCACGCGCAATTGCGCAAGAATTCGGTACAGCAAACCATGGCGCACATCCATTTTTGCGTACCGCAATGGAATCTCAAGCCCAAGAAACCGCAAAACGGCTTGGAGATATTATCGGTAGGCGGTTAAATCAATACAAGGCAAAACAGAAATGACAAAATTTTCTTCAGCGTTTGGTGAAAAATATCAAGCAAATAAACAGAATTTATTGATTCGTTCTTTTGAATTGGGCGGGCATACGTTCAAAGTTCGGATTCCATTGATGGCGGAATCGGATGCAATTTATAAAAAGGTCACAAACCCTGACGACGCAATGGTTGAGCAGATTTATGAATCGTTGGCAGAACCATTGAGACGATTTAAAGACAATCAAACAGAAGAATTTAAATTTACTGACAACGACATTTTGGTTGACGGTCGTTCAATGCGCGAAGCCGCAAAGAACAAGGCTATTACAGAAGCACGTATTACAGAATTTTTTAAATTGCTTGTGCCCGAATTGGATGGAGCAAGCCTTGAAGATTTGACATACAAAGACATTGAGGACGAATTCCCAATGTCGGTGCAATTGCAAATTGTAGAAAAGATTGGCGAAGCAATCAGCCCGACATACAAGGAAAGTCGGGGAAACTAATTGGCTCGTTGAAAAGTCAATGCATCGCGGCAATGATTTTCAACGGGCACACACTCGACACAATCTCAGAAGTTGATGACGTAACAATGGCGAACATTCAAACAATGTATGCGGATGGGTTGATTGGAAATTACGGATTGCTGACGCAAATGGCAACGCTGACAAATGGCGTTTTTAACTATATGAGGGCGGCAAATTCTCCCCCGTATAAACTAGCCAACATCCTCGGTAATGCGTATGATTACATCTATCCACCGTTGCCGCCTGAAGTACAAAAAGAATCAGTAAGCAATAGCCTGTTGGCGTTTATGACACAGGCTCAAGGGTTCGACAAATCAAAGTTTGAGGTAAAACATGGCTAACATGATTGCACGCTTGGGCGTGGTGCTAGGCTTAGATTCTGCGGAATTCAGCAAAGGCTTGGAAGCGGCTGGCAAAAAACTGGAACAGTTTGGGCAAGCGGCTGAAAAGTTTGGCAAGATTGGTGCGACCGCATTGGTTGCCGCAAGTGCCGCGGCTGTTAAATACGCGGACGACCTAGCAGATGTTGCCGAAGCCAATGAAGTGGCAATCGGTACTGTGTTGCAATTGTCGGAGGCATTGGCAAATTCCGGTGGCAAAGCAGACAACGCGGGAAAAATGCTTTCTGCGTTTGCCAAATTTATTGACGAAGCGGCTGGTGGTTCAGAAAAAGCCCAAAAAACTGCCGCCATGTTGGGCGTTTCGTTAAAAGATTTAGGAAAATTATCTCAAGAAGAATTGCTGGACAAGTTAGTTGCTAACCTAGCAAAAGTTGAAGACCCAATTACACGCAATGCGCAAGCAATGGAAATATTTTCCAAAGCGGCTAAAGGCGTGGACATGGTTGGCTTTGCGGAAAAAATGTCCAAAGCCAATCCGCTTATTGAGGAACAAGAAAAAGCAGTCAAAGCCGCGGCTGACACATACGATTTGTTAGCAACAACGTCTCGCAATGTGATGTTGACATTGGCAACGGAACTTGGTCCTGTATTAAAAGCAACGATTGATTACATCAAAAGTTTGGCTGGCGAAACCAATCTGCTTGGTCCTATATTTAAAACTGTTTTCCAAACCATCGCAATAACAATTGCTGATGTGTCATTTGTCTTGGGTGGTTTATTAAGACAAATGCAATTGACGGCAACAATATTCAAAAGTTTTATTCCGTCTTATGGCGATGAAGAATTTGAAAACGCATTTGGTAAAAAGGAAATTGCCGACATTATTGCTCGGCAAGACCTTGATAGGTTCTCAAACAAGATTTTAGGCGTTAGTGAATACGGCAATTCCATTGACGCAATGATGAACAAAGGTTCGTCAACATCTGGCAAATCAGGTGGTGGTCGCGCTGTTACCGATGCTGGTGAGAAAGAACGTCAACGCAAAGCCGAAGCCGCTGAAAAAGAAAGATTGCGCCAATTAGAAAAATACCGCCAAGAATTGCAACGCCTTGACAAAATCATGTTGGACGTTGAAGGCAAAGAAAACAATGCATTTACAGATTCCCTGAGAAGAATTGAAAATGAAGAACATTCTTTAAAAATTAAAAATGGAATTTTCCAACTTGAACAACAGACTAAAGATTTGCGTTCTGAAGATACACAGTTGGTTAAAGATTTGTATTTGCTTGACCAACAAAGATTAAAAAACATCAGAGAAATAAATCAAAACAATAACTTGGATATACACGCAAAACATTATTTGATTGAACAACAAAACGCCTTAACAGAAGCAAGCAATCAATATGCGCAAGCACAATACAACGCAGTTTTGGCGCAACGCAAAGGAACTTTTGAAGAAGGTTTTGCCAAATCAATGAGAACATTTTTACGTGATTTGCCAACAGAATTGGAATTAGGAGCAAAAGCATTTCAATCAGTAATGGGCAACATGGAATCTGCTATTGATAGATTTGTAAGGACAGGCAAACTTGGATTTAAAGATTTAGCACGTAGCATTATTCAAGACATGATTGCCATGCAAATGAAAGCCACGGCATCAGGGTTTTTAAATGCTTTGTTTGGCTCAATGTTTGGCATGGGAGCAAATCCATATCAACCAGCCGCGGTGATGGGAATGCCCGGATATGCCGATGGTGGAAATCCTGTTGTTGGGCGACCAAGCATTGTTGGTGAACGTGGACCCGAATTGTTTGTTCCGCGCACGGCTGGGACAATCATTCCAAATCATGCGTTATCGGGCGTTGGTGGCACGACAAACGTGACAAACAATTACATTAATGCAATTGACACAAAATCATTTGAAGATAGGCTGTTGGGTAGTTCGACTGCTATTTGGGCGGCTAATAAGTATGGTGAGAAAAACCTTGCTACAAATTTCGGGAGAACGTAATGTCGTTTCAAACAATATTTGACATTCAACAATCTTTGACGGTTAATAATCGTAGAACGGTTGGACAACAAGTCAGTCGTTCGGGTCAGGTTCGTGTTGCGCAATACCTTACATCTGTGCCATGGGTGTTTACTGTAACGCCTCACAATTATTTGTATTACCCGCAAGTGCGAAACGTCATACAAGCAATTGACAATAAAGACAGACAATTGCCTGAGACCATTTCGTTTGCCAGTTCAACGTTGTCATGGTTTACAGCGTATCAAGGAAGCCTGTCAACAGTTCAAGCCAATGCGTTGACGTTGGCATCTGTCCCTGCGGCTAATTCAACAACCATAACTGTGGGCAATTTGCCATCCGTGTCGTCCAGCGATTTTGTATTTAAAGCGGGTGATTTTCTGCAATTGGGTTTGTATCCGTACAAAGTAACCGAAAACGTTTTGCGTGGTTCAGCATCAACTGTTACTGTTACCTTACATCGACCCGTTATTGGCACGCCTAGCACCGGCACATTAACAGCGGTTGGAAGTGCTTGCACGTTTTACGTGTTGGCAGAATCATGCCCGACATATACACTTAACCCAATGACCAATGGTGCATTTGTGCAATGGGATTCTCCATTTGTGTTTCGTGAGGACATCATAGGATGAGTACAACAATTGCGGCTTTATCTAGCCCATCAATTAACTATGGCGAATTTGTCAAACTGACAACTGCCACAAATACATACACGTTTTGCAATGCCGCTTCGCCCATAACGGTAAGTGGAACCACGTACAGCAATTTGGGTAGCCTGTTAAGCATTGGCGACATTAAACGTGAAACCAAAGCGACAAGCGGTGATTTAACCATTTCGTTAACTGGTGTTGACGGGGCAAACGTTGCCGTTATTCTTGGCGCGGACATTAAAGGTTCGCTGGTTGAAGTATGGCGCGGTTTTTTTGATGCAAACAACCAAATTATTACATCGCCCACGTTGCAGTTTTTTAAACGCTATCAAGGTTATGTCGGCAATTTTTCTGTGACGGAAGATTGGAATGAACAAATGCGCAGTCGTGTGGCAACTTGTTCCATCAGTTGTTCATCGTTCCGTACCATTTTGCAAAATCGAATCAGCGGATTAAAAACCAATCCATCCGTGTGGAAGAATTTTTATCCAAACGACACAAGCATGGACAGAGTGCCCGTCATTGCTTCAACGTATTTTGATTTTGGCGCGCCACCCGTTCAAGGCAGTCAATCGGCTACCAATGCACCTTCTGATTCTGGGTACGCAAGCGACGGTATGTAAAACATGATAAGACAAGCCACACGACACGATATTCCAGTTTTGGTATGGATGATGCGGGAATACGCAAAAGAAGCGCCTATACCCGCTTTAGCCAATCCTGAGACGCATGACGCGGAACACGTTGGGCATTTAATTTTCCAAATGTTAAGCGGTCGCGGTTTTATTTTGATTGATGACGACCACCGAGGCATGATTGCGGCAATTATTACAAACAACGTGTGGTGTCCAAAGATATTAGAACTGCGCGAATTGGCGTGGTGGGTGATGCCAAAGCATCGCGGTAAATCTTTGGGTGGCAGATTGTGGATTAAATTTGACGAACTCGCACAAGAAATGCTGAACAACAAGCGAGTGGATTTTGTTTGTACGACGGTTATGGCAAACTCGCCATTGATAGATTACACAAAGCGGGGTTATCAACCGCTGGAAGCAACATTCTTTAGGGATTAAAAATGCCATCAACACTCGTATTAGCCGCAATGGGGCTTGAATTAACGGGCATGACATTGCTTGCGGCAAGGTTTGCCATTAATTTTGCGGTGTCAATGATTGTTACTCGTGCGTTTGGTGCGTCGGGGGCAAATCAAACGGTGGACAATGGTGTACGTCAACAAGTGCCGCCAGCAACAACCAACAGCATTCCAATCGTTTATGGCGATGCTTATTTGGGTGGCGCGTTTGTGGATGCGGTTTTGTCGACCGACCAAAAGACAATGTATTACGTGCTTGCGGTTTCTCAAATCAGCCCAAGCGGACAATTCTCGTTTGACACAACCAAAATGTATTGGCAAGACCAATTGATTGGTTTTGATGGCACAGATCAAACCAAAGTCATTACATTGACCGATGGTGCAGGGAATGTACAAACCAAGATTTCGGGCAATTTAAACATTTATTTGTATAAATCAGACGAAGCGGGGGTTATTACAGCCCTTAATGGCACAGCGTTGCCTAGTTCCGTAATGGGCGGTTCAGACATTGCTGTTGCGCAAAGATGGCCTTCAAGCGGTCGTCAAATGAACGGCTTGGCGTTTGCAATCATAAAAATGGTTTACAACCGCGATGCTGGCACTACGCAAATGCAACCCATTACGTTTAAAGCGTCGCATTATTTAAATGGTGCTGGCGTTGCAAAACCGGGCGATGTTTGGTACGACTACATTACAAACACAAAATACGGTTGCGCAATGGACACAACCATTGTGGACGCAACGACGGCAATTGCGTTAAACATATATTCTGACCAGACAATAACGTATCAACCCGCAAGTGGTGGTAGCGCAACGCAAGCACGTTATCGCATCAATGGCGTTATGGATACAGGTCAAGACGTGTTGTCAAACCTTGACCAAATCATGATGGCTTGCGATTCATGGAATCAATATAACGCGGCTACAGGCAAATGGTCTATTGTCATTAACAAAGCAGAATCCGCATCGTTTGCGTTTAACGATTCAAATATTGTTGGCGAAATTCGGGTCAGCGCGTTTGACATTGCTTCAAGCATTAATCAAATTCAAGCGCAATTCCCAAGCAAATTAAATCGAGACCAATCCGATTACGTATTTTTAAACACGCCTTCAGGGTTGTTGTTTGCTAACGAGCCAATAAACAAATACACGCTTAATTTGAGCATGGTCAATGATTCCGTGCAAGCGCAATATTTGGCAAACAGAATGCTTGAGCAAGCGCGTGAAGATTTAATTGTGACGTTCTCAACGACATATAACGGCATCCAAGTGGACGCTGGTGATGTGATTAGCGTTACCAATTCCGCATACGGTTGGACAGATAAATTGTTCCGCGTTATCAAAGTGTCCGAAGCATCTTTGCCCGATGGCAATTTGGGCGCGGCATTGGAATTAAACGAATACAACTCTGCGGTGTATGACGATTATTCCATTACAGCGTTTACGGCTACACCAAACAGCAATCTGTCAAACCCAAATTTCTTTAGCAATCTGACAGCGCCTAACGTTACAAACATTAACACCACAGCGACCATCCCACATTTTGATGTGTTATGTGGAATTCCTGCAACGGGTCGCGTGACAGAAGTTACTTTGTTTTACACAAACGTTTCCAGCCCAACAACAACAGATTGGAAAGTTTGGAGCGTTCAAACCGCTTCCAATTCGCAACCGTTTGTGCCATCAACAAGCCTTGAATTTAGCGATTTAAATTTGCCAACTGATACGTATTATTTTGCGTTTAAAGTTGCCAATGAATCGGGCGCGTCATTGTTGTCAGCAACATCTACATCGTTTAGTTGGTCGCCTAACCCAACCACATCTGCGGTGGCTGGTACGTTCTTGGCAACGTTTTCGCCAATCGTTATGCAAGTGCCACGTAATTCGTCGCTTGTGCCAGCGTTTACGGGTTTGATTACGCAACTGTACGGTTCTGCGGCTGGTGGCGCAATTGATTTTGTGGCATCTCAAACAGATGCAGACGCGGCATTTGTAAACAATACATGGCGCATTGGTGCATCAGCCACAACTGGTTATGGCGACATTACCACGTCGGGCGGTTTGTCTGTGCCTACGCCTACGGACGGGGGTACGTTTGCTGAATGGGGCATTCCAACAGCAATGACTTCATCGCCAGCCAATCTTATTGTGCCTGTGCGTTACAAATCCGCATTGGGTACGGTGTCGCAAGGCGCGACGGCTACATTGCAATTTGTTTTTGTTGACCAAGGAGCAACGGGAAATCCGGGCACAAACGGAAATCAATCTGCTGACGTTGCTTTATATCAATGGTCAACTGTTACGCCTTCCAATCCAAGCGGTCAATCTACATATACGTGGGCAACAGCCACAAATTCTGCTTACACGGGTGGTGGTGGATGGACAACAACCATTCCATCAAATCCGGGTACGGCTGGTTTGCAATTATGGACTGCAATTAAACCAACTGTGGTAACTGTAGGAACTGCCACATCGACTGTTGCTTGGAATACTGGTTACACAATATCGTCATTGACAACAAACGGGGCAAACGGTGCAAACGGGACAAACGGAACAAACGGTGCAAATGGTTTGCAAACCGCGCGTCCTACAGTTTATAAATGGGCTATAACAATTCCTGCAAGTCCTTCAGGAACATCAACATACACATGGGCAAGTGATTCGTTTACACCTGACCCATCTGGTTGGTCGCAAACTATTACTACTGCTCCTAGTGCAGGGTTTACATTGTGGGCGGCAACAGTAAACATATCTGACACAGCAACGGCTACGACAACATCCATTAATTGGGGTTTGTCTGGCATTGTTGCATCTGGTTACGCGGGTACAAATGGCGCTAATGGCACAAACGGCACAAACGGAACCAATGGCACGCGCACGGCTGTTTTGGAAATGTATCAATGGTCTGTATCCGCACCAACATTATTTCCAAGCGGTACGTCAACTTATACATGGGCAACGGGTCAATTTACCGCGCCAGCAACAACCAATGGTTGGTCATTGACACCACCAGCGGCTGTGCTTGGACAAACGCTTTGGATTTGCCGAACTGTTTACGCGGATTCAAACACAACTGCAACGACAAGCATTACGTGGAACGCTACTGCGGCTTATGCGGCTGGCGCGTCTGGTTCAAATGGTGCAACAGGCAATCCGGGTGCAGACGGGGCTAATGGTGCGCGTACAGCAATTTTGGAACTTTATCGTTGGGCGGCAACAACGCCAACATCGTTTCCGTCTGGCACTTCGACGTACACATGGTCGTCTGGCGCGTTTACTTTACCCGCAACACCTAATGGATGGTCATTGTTACCGGGCGCGTCTAGCGCGGGTTTTACGTTGTATGGATGTCAAGTTACGTATGTAGATAATCTGACCACAGCGACAAGCACCGTCACTTGGTCTACATCGACAGCGTATGCAATTGGTGCGGCTGGTTCTAACGGGGCAAACGGCACAAACGGGACGAATGGAGCCAACGGTGCAAACGGCATTGACGGATTGTCGTCACGTATTTGTTATGCCAAATCCACATCCACATCGTTAAACCCAACCCCTGCCACTTATGTGACAACGGGCGTGGGTGCGTTCCCTCCAACAAACACATGGGGCGGTGCTGAAACGTGGGTGGCGACACCGCCAGCGTTAACTGCGGGTGAAGCGTTGTTCCAATCGGACGGTATTTTTAACCCTGCAACAACGCAAACAACGTGGAACGTTCCTTACCTTTCCAATTTAAAGGTCGGTAGCCTATCTGCAATTACTGCTAACTTGGGAACTATTACGTCAGGTGCAATCAGCGGTACATCGTTGACTGTTGGGTCATCACCTGCTGTATCTGGCACAAGCATGACAGGTGCGGGTGCAAAAATCAATACTGATGGCACATTTGCTATTGGTAATTCAACAACAAATATTTCTTTTAACAACACACAAATGACGCTTAACGGCAATGTGGTTGCTACTGGAAACATCAATAACAATGCAACTTCATCTTTAACTGGAGCATTATCAAATACGCAACCGTTAAGCGTAATGAATTACAACACCGATTACACGCTTTCATATTTGGCAACAACAAGCACGGGACTTACATCTACATGGGTAAACGATATTTATGCAGAAATTTCAGGAGGGTTGAGTCTTGGTTATGACGATGTTGCATATCAAGATACGCTTCTGTATTGGATGCAAAAAATTGAAACTGGTGGCGGCACTGAAAAAAATTACTTTACTCCAAGGCAATGGTATTACATGGTAAATATTGCTCAAGGTGGCGTAACAATCAATTGGGGTGTTCGTGTTCTACAAAATCCTTTTGGCGCTAATGGTATGTTAGTCCCATACACATTAAGTAATTGGGCAATGCTTGTATCTCAATTTAAAAGGTGAAAAAATGAATCAATATTACACAATATTTTCTAAAGTTACTGGTGCTATACGGGTTGTTTTATCTTGTTCTGAAACCGATTTGACATTTAATTACGATGCGGAAAAAGAATCTTTTTTGCAACAAAACATAGATGGAAGCAAATACTACATTGATGTAGCAACAAATACATTAGTTGAAATTCCAGAAAAACCTAATTTATGGTCTGATTTTGATTTCACAACAAAACAATGGGTGGGCAATGAAATACGCGCAAAATTTGAAATTAATCAAAGGCGCAAGCGTTCTTTGCAAGCAACAGATTGGACACAAATTCCCAATAACCCATTGACCACAGAAAAACAATCGGCTTGGGAAACCTATCGCCAAGAATTACGGGATATCCCACAACAATCAGGTTATCCGTTTAATGTAATTTGGCCAACACCTCCGACTTGATTTGGGGCATAATTGCCGCAACACATGACAAGATTTCGTCCCCCGCGAGTACGTAGGGAGCGTCACCAACCTGAGTACAGGAAATCATCATGGCACTTTTTAGCCAAAATACAATTACGCAAGTCAGCGGATTCGACAATCCTTTGATTACGGGTGAATTGGTATACAACCAATCGACTTATTGGAATCTAGTTTTTAATTCAAACGGTTCACCAGTTAATCTGACTGGTGCAACAATCAACGCGCAAATCGTCCGTCGTACAGTAACCAATCTGCAAGACACGCGCAATGGCTTGTCGTTTAGCATTGGCAATTACGACCCTACACCTACCCCTGTCAACCTGACAATTAGCAACCGTATTGATGCTAACGGCTCATTTACGCTGGTAATTGACGATTCGGCATGGTCATTGATTTCAAGCGACCCTGAGTTGGACATTAACGCTGTCAATCCTGCGTGTTTTTCTGGTCGCATCAAAATTTCATTCCCTGCTGGTGGTGGCAATCCTGCTGACGATGGCATCATATTCTTGATGTTCTTAGTTCGTTCAGACGGTATTGTTGTTGTTTAAGGGGAAATCATGCAAATCAATGTATCAGTTCAAGACGCAAACAATATCGTTTGCGAGGTAACTCCACCACAACCCGAAATTATTGTTATCGACAGGGGTGTAGCGGGTAATGGCATCGTGAGTATTGTCCCTGTGACAATCTCGACTTTCCAATATTTACGCATTACTTACACCAATGGCACGGTGCAAGATGTGGGTCCTTTGACCAGCACAGCGTACACAGCCACTTCACCCATTACGATTGTTGGCAACACCATTTCATTGGCAACTGTTCCAATTGCATCGGGTGGTACAGACGCAACTACAGCGGCTGGCGCTATTCAGAATCTGTTGCCTTCCTACACTGGCAATGCAAACAAGCGTCTTGGCCTCAATTCAGGCGGCACGGCTCTCGAATGGGTCACGGATGGTGGCGGCACTGTTACAAGCGTAAGCGGCACAGGCTCAGTCAACGGTTTGACTTTAACAGGCACAGTCACAAGTTCAGGTAGCCTGACATTGGGCGGCACACTCAGCAATGTTGCTAACAGCGCCTTGACAAACTCAGCCATCACAATCAACGGCACATCGACAAGCCTTGGCGGTTCAATCAATGTTGGCACGGTCACAAGCGTTGCGGCTTCTGGTGGCACTACAGGCTTAACATTTACTGGTAGCCCAATCACGACTAGCGGTACATTGACGCTTGGTGGCACTTTGGCTATTGCTAATGGCGGTACAGGACAGACAACCGCTAATGCGGCATTTAATGCGCTTGCACCAAGTCAGACGGGCAACAGCGGTAAATATCTGACCACAGATGGTACGGATACATCATGGGCAACAAACCCATTAGGTACTGTTACTAGCGTGGCAATGACAGTTCCAACTGGATTGGATATTTCTGGTTCGCCTATTACAACTAGCGGCACATTGGCTTTGACAATGGCTTCTGGTTATGCAATCCCAACAACAGCAAGCCAAACAAATTGGGATACTGCTTATTCAGAACGACAGCAATGGTCTGGTACATCTACAAATTTAGTTGCATCTACAGGTCGAACATCGTTAGGTGCTACTACGCTAGGTTCAAATTTATTTACGATTACAAACCCATCAGCAATTACATTTCCAAGATTTAATGCTGATAACACAGTTTCTGCTTTAGATGCGGCAACATTCCGAACTGCCATTGGCGCGGGTACAAGTTCTACGACAGGTACTGTAACAAGCGTTAGCGGCACAGGAACTGTTAACGGCTTGACCCTGACAGGCACAGTTACCACATCAGGTAGTTTGACTTTGGGCGGCACATTGAATTTGTCAAGCCCTCCTGCTATTGGTAACACAACACCAAGCACAGGTAACTTTACAACACTAACTGAAAACAGCATTGCAGTAGTTACGCAATCAGACATTGGAACAGCGGCTAACGAAATTCCATTGAATCAATATTTAGGTTCATTGGCTTATCAGAATGGTGATGCGTACTACAACACAAGCATGACTGTTGGATTCCGCAACCGCATCATCAATGGTGCAATGACTATTGACCAACGCAATTCTGGCGCAACTTTAACAGCCGTAAATGACACCTATTATCTTGATAGATACCAAGTCCCAATTTCAGCGGGTTTAGCAAGTTCATTTACTATTCAGCAGTCTTCAACTGCCCCAAGTAACTTTACAAACAGTTTGTTAATTACATCTACAGCGGCATCAACAATATCTTCTAGTGCTTATGCTCTTGTATGGCAAAAGATTGAAGGTTTAAATTGTTCTGACCTTGGATGGGGTACTTCTACTGCCAAGAATGTAACACTTTCCTTTTGGGTCAGGTCTTCATTAACTGGCTCTTTTGGTGGGTCTGTTCAAAATAATGGTCAAACCAGAGCGTATCCTTTCATTTACACAATCAACACCGCCAATACTTGGGAATACAAAACAATAAACATCTCAGGTGATACAACAGGAGGTTGGGCGACTAATACAAGTGCAGGAATTGTTTTAGGTTTTTCTTTGGCTTGTGGTTCTTCTACGCTTAATCCCGCAGGCGCGTGGGTAGCGTCTCAAACGCTAGGTGCAACAGGTCAGACTAATGTGCTTGCAACAAATGGCGCAACCTTTTATATCACAGGCGTTCAACTAGAAAAAGGCAACATAGCAACATCGTTTGATGTGCGACCTTATGGGACTGAATTGGCTTTGTGTCAGCGGTATTTTGAAAAAATGGTTTACCCGATTTCTTCTTATACAGGTTTTTCAGGTTGGGCAATTACTTCAGGGGCGGCTTATTTTAGTTTAGTATTTTCTGTTGATAAACGCACAACTCCAACCTTATCAGCAAGTGGAAATTTCCGTGGTCAAGGTTTACTTGATACGGCAGATAGTTCAACTTATACACTTGATGCCGTTGCAAATAAATCAGGTCGAATGATACTTACCGCATCATTTTCAGGAGTTAATGGTCAAGCGGTTTCACTTCAAGCGCAAACAAGCAACGCATTTATTCAAGCATCAGCGGAGTTGTAATCATGTACAAGCAAATTAAAGATAAAAATGGTGTAATTCCAAACACAATTTGGCGTTTAAGAGACAACGCATTTATTCCATTTGTTGATGCCAACACAGACTACCAAGAATATTTGAAATGGCTTGCTGAAGGCAACACACCAGAACCCGCAGATGGAGAACAAGCATGAGCATTCAATCAAACTTTCCCAATCTGAAACCATCTTTGCTTTTAGACTTTGCTAACACCAAGCAACTAGATAACCGCATCACATTCACTAGGTCAACCCCTGCGGTTTACTATGATGGTAAAACTACTGCAATGGCTGAACAGAATCTTTTGTATCCATCTGTCAATATTGGTTCGCCTTATCAAAATGCTGATAATGCGTTAACAAATAATACTGGCACAGCGCCTGATGGAACAACCACAGCAAGTTTGTTAGTCCCGAATACTTCAAACACTAGGCATTATTGTTCAAGCCCTTTAGGTTCAGCGGGAACATTAAACATACCTTACACAATTAGCGTGTATGCAAAAGCAAATGGTTACAACTATATTTTTGTTCAGTTTTCAGGAAGTGTTAGTTCAGGCGGCTCAAGATATGGTGTAACTTTTAACATTACAACTGGCGCAATAGAAACTAGCGGATTTAGTTATTCAGTTAATGTTGCATCAACATCAAGCACTATTACTAGCGTTGGTAATGGTTGGTATAGAGTTACATTGACTGCAACATTAACATCTGTAATTACTAACCCAATGTGCTATGTGCAAACGATGCCTTTAAATGGTAGCACTTATAGCGATGGCGGTGACGGATTGCCCTCTTATGCAGGTAACGGAACTAGCGGTGCTTATTTTTGGGGATTCCAATTAGAACAGCGTTCTGCGGCAACCGCATACACAGCAACAACAAGCCAACCTATCACAAATTACATTCCTGTTTTACTAACAGCGGGTGGTAATCAACCAAGGTTTGACTGCAACCCTATTACTGGTGAATCATTGGGATTATTTATTGAGGAACAAAGAACAAATAATTTCACTTATTCACAGCAATTAGACCAATGGAACTCCTCAAATTACAGTGTTACCACTAACACTATCATCTCGCCTGATGGGACATTGACAGGTGACAAAATTATTCCCAATTCTGAAGCAGTAGGTGGGTATATTGGCGAATACTTTACTGGTACGGCAGGCAGTATTGTCATGACTGGTTATTTTAAAGCAGGCGAAAATCGTAGAGTTTCATTGTGGGAAGGCAATGTCACCGCATACTATGCTACATTTGATTTAATTTCTGGTACTGTTGTTGGGACAAATAGTGCTATTGGAACAATTACACCAGTCGGTAATGGTTGGTATCGTTGTTCAATGGTTAGCACTCAAACATCAGGCACTCGCTTTTGGCTCATTAGTGTATTAGGTGACTCCGCAACATCGCCATTTGCAACTGGTCTAACTGGAAATGGTTTTAATGGCTTATTCGGTTGGGGTTTACAACTTGAAGTGGGCTATTTTGCCACCTCTTACATTGCAACAACTTCAGCAAGTGCTACAAGAACTGCAGATGCGGCAAGGATGACTGGAACTAACTTTAGTAGTTGGTGGAATCAAGCACAAGGTACTTACTATATTGAAAATAGTTATGGTAGTTTTTCCAATCAACCAATTGCTATTTCAGATACACTTGGAAACGCATGGTCTTACGGAACTAATAGTGGCGTTATATCTGCTTATCTTGTAGCGCCATCACTTACATCAATAAGTAGTAGTGTTACTGCTACAACAAATATAAATTATCGTTCTGCATTTTCTTATAGTTCTACTGGTAAAGCAATTACGGCATCAAATACAACGCCAGTTACTTCTAGTAACAATCTTCTTAGCAATTCTGCTGATTTGTTGATTGGAAGTTTTAATACAAATTATTTTATAAATGGGCGTATTAAAAAGATTGCGTATTACCCAATTGCAGTTACATCAACCCAACTGCAAGCCATAACAAGTTAAGGAATCATCATGGATTACAGATTTACATTCACCGATGAAGCGCAATGGTTTGAACTTGCAGATGCAAATGGTTGGGTGCAATACGAATACGAACCGCAACCGCCTACACCTATTGATGAACCGCAACCCGAACCAATTGTTAAGCGCAAATGGATTGCATACCCTGACATTGATTTTGTGCAAATTGGTACTGTCTACGAACCATTGCCGCCTACGCCACCTGATGAACCAAGACCTACGCCTGTACCCTATCCCGGCTACGCGGTAAACATTCGCTTTAACAATGGTTCTGTATTGCCTGATAATTTAGTTGCATTTGTTATTGAACCCGCAGACCCACAATATACTTTTTTGGGTGGTTGGGAACAAGGCGCAATTTAAACGGGAAGCCATCACCCGCTTTTGATGGCAATTTAAAGGACTGATATGGGTAACAACACAAAAACCCCAATCACAATTGATGGCGTGGAATATCATTTTGAAGATATGACACAAGAACAACAAGCATTGATTTCTCATGTTTCTGATTTGGACAAAAAACTAGCGTCTGCTAGATTCAATGTTGAACAGTTGCAAGTAGGTCGCGATGCTTTCTTTTCTATGCTGAAAAGCAAATTAGAAATTGCAGATGTAGAGGCAAAGTAAATGAACGAACACACCGCAGAAGCCGCAACAGCATTGGCGACTAAAGCATCATCTGTAGCAACCTATGGGGGCGCGGGTAGTGCCATATTCTTTGGCTTAACGGCTAATGAATTTGGCGCAATCTGTGGTGTGGTTATTGGTGTCATTGGTTTAGTTGCAAACATTTACTTTAAGCATCAACATTTAAAGTTGGCGCGTAAAGAAGCGGGATATGACTAAATGGTTTGCTTTGTTGCTCATTTCCATCGTGTTTTGGGCAACAGCACAAACCAAATGTTTAATAAGTGATTTTTATGGGCTGTCTAATTTGCACAACCCATCAGAAAGGCATCAACGGCTTTCTGAGTGGTTAACAACAAACGGGGACAGTTGCAGTACAGAACAGTTAGTGAGTATCTGGAACAACCTTGCAATGTGGGCAGGGGTTGCTGATAGCGCAAAGATAAGACAGAAAATTTTGTTTTATTACGCTAGGGCAATGGAAAGGGAAAAAAAGTGATTACCTTTAATAAATGGTATTGCTTAGTTCAACCTACACACACAGCAAGACAATTGGCTTTTGACAAGGCAGTTGAAAAGGTGCAAGAAGATTATCGGTATGCGTATGAATGTTTGCAACAAGTAGAAAAAACGCGCGACATGGAAATTGAGTTGTACAACAAGCGAGGATTGCAAAATACAATTGAACTTGGTTCGTTTGAGAATCGCAGACGATTTCAAATTTTTGTGTGAGGATGTATGGACAAACCAACCCGCAGACCCAAACAACCCGTGCCCGACACCAAAGAAAAATTGACGCTGTGGGTTACGTTAATGGTTAGCACAACGCTTTGCATTTCCGTTTTGTCAATGGTGTTTGCTTTTATGCTTGGATTGTGGGCAAAAGAAGTCGACAATGCAGAAATATTTAAGATGATTTCGCCAGCGTTTAGCACATTGATTGGCGGCATGATTGGTTTTCTGTCAGGCATTAAATTAATGCAAAACGAAGAAAAGAAGGAATCAAAATGATTGGATTGGATGCATTGTTAAACATTGGTGGGAAATTAATCGACAAGTTAATCCCCGACCCTGAAGCCAAAGCCAAAGCGCAATTGGAATTGCAAAAGATGGCACAAGATGGCGAATTGGCAAAAATGGCTAACGAGACCAAATTGTATGAAACCGAACAAAACAATTTGACTGCACGCGTTCAAGCGGACATGGCATCCGATTCATGGATGAGCAAAAACATTCGCCCAATGACGCTTATATTTTTATTGGTTGCGTATTCGGGTTTTGCTATTGCATCCATTTTTGAATACGAAACGCGTGGCGCATACGTCGAATTGCTGGGGCAATGGGGTATGCTTGTTATGTCGTTTTACTTTGGTGGACGAACCATGGAAAAAATTGCCGACAGGATTAAAAAATGACGCCACATTTTACGCTTGCCGAACTGACGCACACCGACCACCGCGAATTGGACAACACCCCAAATGAAACCGAACTTGCAAACATTCAAAGATTGGCTGAATTCCTTGAAGAACTCAAAACCGTTCTTGATGGCAAGCCAATTATGGTTAACAGCGCGTTCCGCAGTAAAGCGGTTAACGATGCGGTAGGCAGTAAGGACACGTCACAGCATCGCGTAGGTTGCGCGGCTGATATACGTGTACCCAACATGACGCCCGACCAAGTGGTGCGCGCTATCATCGCGTCTGACCTACCTTACGACCAAGTGATTCGGGAATTCGACCGTTGGACGCACGTGAGCATTACCAATCAAGCGGGTGGCACGCCACGCAAACAAGCGTTAATCATTGACAAACAAGGCACTAGGCAATTCGCGTAAGCGCCTCGTTGGTTAAATCCAGCAATTCGTGTTCGCTTATGCCGTAATGCTTTTCAAAGCCTTTGTGTCCAAGCCCATGCACGCCCGTGTTACCGCGATGATGTTCTGGGCATAAACCAATGACAGGGGCGTTGTCGCGTTTGCCACCGAATCTGCGGATGTGATGTATTTCACACGGTGTTTGACCAAGGGCGAGGTAATGGCACAAAATACAGCCAATGCTGGCAACTTTGTCATAGTGATTCTTTGTAATATTTTTCATCAAATGCGTTCAATAAAGTTTGAGGAACAGAATAAAATTCGCCATTCCCAACGTCACGTAAATTCTCGGGACGAAGAAACTTTGCACGCCCAATCCATCCGACAATCCGAACGTGAGTTGGATGAATTTCGGTTAAGACAAAAACGTCGCATGGCTTTTCGACAGACCAGCCTACAGCGTTAAGGTTACCACCGACTGTGTTGGTGCTTTTCACATCAATCGTGCGTCCGTCTTGCAACGTCAAATCAGCACCAAATTTTCTGAAATCGCAATTAAGGTCAAAATTAAGGTTCAACGTCTTTGCGACCGCGTATTCTGTAATCACGCCATTGATTGACATTTGCAATGAATTCATAGACGCGTCTTGTTTGCGTTCTGTGCCTTGTTTGCTTGTGATGCTATGACGTAATTTGCCAATGTACATACACACGTCCAATTCGGTGACAGTGAGCGTTTGACGCAAATATCTTTTGTTATGGTCGCTCATATTTCCACCACTTCTTTGGCTTTGCATTGGATACGTTGGCGCGTTTTAATAATCATTTTTTCGTATTGACTGCGCGGTATGCTTCTGCGCTGTAAATCGTGATATTCAAACACGTCACGCAACGCGGTTATCCCGTCGCCAGTCAATCCCATTCGCATGGTCTTTTGGTAACGTAACGCGGCTTGCTCCAATGCGTGCTGTGCGCGTGCGCAATACGGCAACACTTCGGGTCCAATGCCTTCCAATGCCATGACTTCGGATATGTTCATCATGTCGGTTAATTCCTGCCAATCTTGTACTGTGCCCATGCCTTTGGTCATTGCATCCAACGCGGCTAATTCTGTCAAACGCAATTTGTCGAGCAAATGTTCTTGCGTAATGCCAGCGCCAAGGATGGCGTGCCGTATTGGGTCAATCAATTTCCAAATTTTCCGTTTAACTTGTTTTCTCATGGTTCGTAATCCAAGCCCAATGCACGCGCGTTGTCTGCTTTTTTGTTTAATGCATCGTCAATTTTGTTTAACGCTTCACGCAATCCAGCCAAACCGCCTACACGTTGGTCGTTAATAAAAATTTGAGGCATTTGCTTTGCTTCTGAGTACACGGCAAAAAACGAATCGCGCACGCTGGCAATGTCCATGTCGCACTCAATAAATTTAAGGTTACGCGCCTTAAGCATTTGTTTTGCTGTCGTGCAATTTGGGCAACCTTTTTTTGTATATATAAAAATGTTCATGATTTCATATCCCGTACATAAACGGCAAACGATGCCGCGGTGTCGCCAAACGGCAACGATTCCAATTTGATGGCAACTTCTTCCAATACCTGATTGCGCTGTGATGGTGACACGTATGTTTCAAAATGATACGGCTGACCCAAATCACGCAATATTTGTTTGCCAAGATTGCTTTGCTTTTCAACATCGTTAAAGGCTTCGTCTTCCTCTTTTGTCCATTCAGTCATAGTTTTTGCTCCTTAGTTTGGCTTCAATGGCTCGGGCAAAATGAATGTCCGTGTGCTGATGAGAAGCCGCACACTCAGCCACAATCAAAACAATCTCCTCATCCGTCAACCCAATCCATGTGCGCTTATGTGGCTCCGCCACGGGTGGTGGGGTGGTGTCTTCAAAAACTCCTAAGCCTTCACAAGCAAAACACTTTTGGTCTGTTCCAATGTCAGGGTCACGAACCATGCGCCCACTTCCATTGCAAGCACGACACGCCACAGGCTCATCCTTCGCTTCTAGTTCCTCAATGCGCTTAGCCATGCGCTGTATTTCTTCAACCAATACGGCTTGCGTGTCCCAGTCAGGATTAAATTCATTCGCTTCTAGTGCGGCTTTAATGGCGGTAATGGCTTCATTGTTCTTTTCCCAAACTTCGGTTGGCGCATCGGTTTCAAGCCATGCCCTATCTTCTTTCAACGCCTCCAATGCTAATTTGAGTGCTTCAGTCTGAGTCATAGTGGTGCATCCTCAAAGTTGTCAGGGTTAAATTTGGGCTGTCGATTGTTTTTGTGCTTTGGATTTGGGAACGGTGGGAAAGGCCATGTGTTCATGTTTTCACCTGTAATGAAATTGGAATGTAAATGCACGCTTTATCTTTGCTATTGATGACGTGAACTGTCGTTTTATGTTCTGACAGCGGGCGTTTGCAATTTTTACATTTGGCATCTGGGTGCGATGGTTGGCATTTAAGATAATTCATCATTGTGTAGCCCTGCCTTCTGCACGTGCGGACGATTCCAAAGAACGCCACACTTCGATTTTGGCTTCAGCCGCAATCATTAGCCAGCGCAAGCGTTCACATTTGGCAACGGCTTGTTCCAACGCAAGCAAATGCGCTTTGTAATCGGGGTGAGAATATGCAAACGTTTCTTTGGCTGATTCGGTACGTTCGCTAGATGACGCCATAAGCGACGCTTTAATGGTCTTGCGATACTCGGTCATGTACACGACGTTTGCTTTGGCTTGGGCGTATTCTGACGCGTTGTCGCGTATAAAATCCAATGCTTTAAATGGGCTAATGTCTTGTTCTGTCATTTGGGCATCCTGTTCTGTTTAAGGTTTTGCCCTGTAATACGTTTGTTCCAGCAAACCTGACACAACCATTTATGTTGATTCATGTGTACGCCACCCTCGGGCGGTTTGTCACATTCACACACGTTGCAATATTTCAATTTATGCACGGGCGTAGCGTATCCAAGCGCGATTGGTTCAAACATTTCACAACTCCTGCACCGTTACGCGGTACTGTTTGCCGTTCATGTCCAACACATCAATGGTTTTTGTCGTGGAACAGAATTCGCCAAATTCACCAAGGTCAAATTGCACCTTGCTTACTTGGTCAATCAAATGCTCCGTGTCGCGGCTCATCAATGATTGATGTATGACAGAAGCGATGTAATCGCAATATGCCAGTTTTAATGTTTTGCTCATCATGATTTCCTTTTTAAAGATGCCAGCATTTCACGCTCGGCTTGGGTTGGGGGTCTGGTTGTTTTCTCGTCTGCTTTAATCTTTTCCAACGCGGGGTCAGGCGTGTTGCTCATCGGCACAGTCACACGGGCAATGTCAAATGTTTTTTGAGCAAATGATTTGTTTTCTTTAATTTCAAAAACATCTTGCCAACCACTTGTAATAGATTTTTCTAATACGTCTTTTATGTTTTGACCATTGCCGCGAAATTTATCTAATTTTGCAATTAACAAACTTTTTGCATATTCGGTTGGTGGTTTTTTTATGCGTTTACGCATTTCTAAAAATTCTTCCCATGTTTGTTTTGGCAACCAATCAGGAAGAACAGCAACTACTTTTTTTATTGAAGATGAAGATGAAGATGAAGATGAAGATGAAGGGGTTGTTTTTTGTTTAACCTCATGGTTAACCTTTAAATTTGGATTTCCACCAAGTTTTCCACCTTCTGCACGCTTTTGTCTTAATTCTTCATCACGAATCATGCGTCTTGAAAAAATTGCACCATTGTCAATGTCATAAACACCAGCCTCTTGTAATTCAATAAGCCAATTAGAAACAACCTCAACAGATTCGCCAACCATACGTGCAAGGTTTGTTGGAAGGATAACCTTATCTGCAACCTTTAAATAACCATATGGACTGCCTTCGTGCATAAAACAAATCATGTCAATCCACAAACCTCTTGCGCCAGTTGAACACGAACGTAAAGCGGTATCTCGCAACCAATCGCTTGGATAAAATTGAAATGATGGTCTTTTCATGATTTAACGCTCATTTCAATTTGTGTTGTTAAGCAATCGAAGTCATAAACAGTTGCATAACCTTTTTTTATGATTGCGTGTAATAAATTTGCTTTGGCGTTTTCCAATTCAATGTGTTCATCTGAATGACAATCAGCGCACAATGTAATAATTGTTTCAATTTCGTAATCCCATGGACCTTGAGCCAACGGGTGATAATGCACGTGATGAGCATTTAAAGTTTTTGTGCTTTTTTTGCACGTTACACACTTCCATCCATCTCGTTCAAACACGCGCAAACGCATTTGTTGCCAACGAGGGTCTAAAAGTTTTTCCGCATAAGTTGTTGTACGCATTTCTGCATCTCCGCAAGTCTCCCAAAAAGAAACAACGGCAGGCGGGGAGTACGCTTTTCGGTTTGGGTAATTAATCCAACCTATCCGTGTTTCACAAAACTATATCACGGGATTTATGGGTTCAAGAATTATTTTTGCCATACCCCATTTGATTACGTTTTCTCGTGTGACGTGCAACACGTCAATTTGTCCATCATCCTCGAATACACCGCATTGGCACAACGCGTCAAACGTTGATTTAACAACGTTGTCAATGTCGCGCACACGTCGGTCGGGCGGGTATAGCAAAATTGTAATGTGCAGTCTTTTGTTTGCAAAACCCTCATGACCGCTACGTATGAATTCCGTTTCGACCATCGCTTTAAATGCCTTTGCTCGTGCAGTCAAATACCTTTGCGAACCGCGAAAACCCCAATACGTATTGACGCTGGGCGGGAAAGGCAAAATTAAATTTAATGGGATGTTTGTCATATATTGCAATTTTATGCGTATAATACATTCAGCGCAACATCGCGCTATGTTCAATAAGGGAGTATGTATGAGTAGAGTTTACGACCAATGGCTTGACGAGCCAAAAGACGAATCAGATGCTTTTCAGCATGAATTTGAGATGCGAACAGAACGCCATCTGCAAACTGATTGGAATCCCCAAAATTACGAAATGTTCATTGATGCGTTATTTGACGCAGACCTTGAACCGTACAAAGCCCAATTAACCGAAGCAGTTAAAAAAGGTCATTTGGGTGCATTGGAGATTGGCACAATCATTTGTGACATGGTTCACGATTATTGTGAAGACAAGGCAAAACAATTAGCAAAAGAAGAAATGGGGCAATCATGAAAACATTTATTGAATTACGCAAAATCAATGTCAACGAACACATTGAGAAAAAAGGCAATTTGTCATATCTGTCATGGGCATGGGCTGTTGATACGCTGTTGCAGAATGACTCAAACGCGCATTGGGAATTTGCCGAACCTAAAGCATTTGGCGACACGATGATGGTGTTCTGTACCGTTCACGCGATGGGCAAGTCTATGACAATGCACTTGCCGGTGATGGATAACAAAAACAATGCTGTCAAGAATCCTGACGCTAGGAAAGTATCAGACGCGATGATGCGATGCCTCGCTAAGTGCATTGCGTGTTTTGGAATTGGGCTATATGTGTACGCTGGCGAAGATGTTCCGCACGAAGATGCCGAGCCGATAGACATTGAGGCAATGCTGGAGTCTATTTACACGTCAAAGACGCTTGACGAACTGCGTGAGGTGTATATCTCAACTGTCAAGACTGCCAAGGGTAACCAGAGCGTTATGCGTGATTTGGAGTTGGCAAAAGATACGCGCAAAACTGAATTGCTTATGGCGAAAGAGCAGGTGCAATCATGAATAGAGCAGAACTTTTAGATCATTTTGCGGTAAACGCAATGCAAGCATTAATTGAAAAAATGGGAGTTACAAACCCTTTTGCCATGGCTCAAACTTCTTATCGTATGGCTGTAGAAATGCTTGAGCATCGTGAGCGTATTTTGAGAGAGTGGCAAAAAGAACAAGAGATGCAACACAAACAGCAAAACTCTGACATTAAAGACCTTGATTTGCCGATTAGGTATCACCGATGTTTAGTGTCAGAGAATATCTTAATGAAACAAGATCTTTGCAACTGGACAGAACGAGAAGTAAGACGAATTCCAAATCTAGGCGTAAAAGGATTGCAATTTGTTAAAGA